AGGTCAGGTTCGCGCTGGTTGACAGTACCTTGCTGCCGTTCAGGTACGCCACGCTATTGGCCGTGCCGCCAGACGCGGTGATCGCGCCACTGACCGCCAGACTCGACAACGTGCCCACGCTGGTCAGGCTAGACGCCGTGACGTTGCTCGCCAGTGTGGTGCCCGTCAGTGTTCCAGCCGCAGCAGCGACCGTGATGTCCGCCGTGCCGTTGAAGCTGACGCCGTTGATGGTGCGCGCCGTCTGGAGCGCCGTGGCCGTGGCCGCGTTGCCCGTCGTGCTGCCGCTGGAACCCGTCACGCTGCCAGAGATCGGGTTCGTCACCGTCAGGTTCGCCAGCGTGCCGACGCTCGTCAGGCTGCTCGCCGTCACGTTGGAGGCCAGCGTGGTGCCGGTCAGCGTCCCAGCCGCTGCCGCCACGGTAATATCTGCCGAGCCGTTAAACGAGACGCCGTTGATCGTCCGCGCCGTTTGCAGCGTGGTCGCGGTCGAGGCGTTCCCCGTCAGCGCCGCCGTGATCGTCCCTGCCGCAAAGTTGCCGCTGGCGTCTCGGGCGACGATGGCGTTCGCCGTGTTGGTGCTGACTGCCGTCGTCGCGCTGTTGGCGACCTTACCCGCCGTGCTAATCGTCGCCAGCTTCGTGTCGGCAATCGCCGCAGACGCACTGACATCCGCGTTCACGATGCTTCCCGTCAGCGCCAACTTGCTATACGCAATCGCGGCACTGGCCGAGACGTTGGTGTTGGACACCACGCCGCTGGCGAGGGTTGTGCCAATCGACGCGCCAGTGGTGAGATCGCTGGAGACGGACCCCGTCACATCGCCCGTCACCGCAAACGTGCGCGACGACGAGAGCTTGGTGGCGGTGTCCGCATTGCCCGTGATGTTGCCGACGACACCACCGGATGCGGTCAGGACGCCTGTCACGGCCAGCGTGCCCGTCACACTGACGTTGCCAGCGACGGTCCCTCCAGCCAGCGGGAGATAGCTGATCTCCGCCCATGCCGATCCCGTGTCGAGATACAGCCGGACCGCGCCGGTATCGTTGGTCAGCCACTTGCGCCCCGCATCCCCAGCGACGGGACGGGCGGAGAGCGCCGACGACTGGAGGTGAATCCCGGCGTCAGCATCGTGGTCGTTGTAGGACGACCGAATGGTGTTGTCGTTACCACGCACACTGTTCGCGTCAATCGGCGTAGTGCCGTTGATGGGCGACGTGAAGGTGGCAATAGAATGTTGGGCTACCGTCGTGGCCATGTTATCTCCGGCTTAACGAGAACGCTTCTGCTTGAAACCGGCTGAAGACCGGCAACGCTTCCCCTGAATCAATGATACTAAAGTCGACGTAGTAGCCAGTCCCACCCATCGGGATTCGGTAGCTTTGGCTGCCTGCGCCACCCCATGTGCCGGTGCCCCAGACGGTCCCTGCGCCACCCCACGTTTCGTCCGTCGATGGCGGCAACGAGAACGAGCCAAAGGTCGCGCCAGAGTTCCACTCAATACGGCACTGGGCGGACCCTTTGAGCTGGGCGGTGAGGTAGCCCCACCGAAACGACTTGGCCAGCGCATCATCGCCAAAGTAGAACCGATGGAGCTGGGCGGTCAGCGCATACCGAGCGCCACCCGTCCCATCCCCTAAGACGTTGTCCTTGAACACATACGGCGCATCGCATAGCGACACCCAGCCGCTGGCATCGCCCTTGAGAATGACAGGCAATCCGGACGCGTCCAGCGTCTCAAACAGGCAGGTCGTATCGGGGTCCACATACCCGCCATCCCACGGACCCGACCACGCTTGCAGCACGGTATGGTACTGATAGCAGCCAAAGCCGGGAATGGTAATCCACAGTTCTTTCGTCGCCCGATTGATGACCGACCGGACTGCTGCCAACTGGGTCGCAGTCAACTGGCGGATAATGGGCAGCAACGGGTCTGGCGTGGTCGGCGTCCCGAGTGGCGCGACCTCCGCTTCGTTGCACTGGTACAACCCCCGCTCCGTGACGAAGTAGGCAATGTTGCCGGACGCCACAATGCTCTGGGGCGCAATCGTCCCCACATCGGCAGTCACCGCCTGTGGCGCGACGGTCAGATCGTCTTGCCCGTAGCCCGTGAGGCGCGAAATCCCGCGTCGGTGGAAGATCAGCAAGGAGGTGTTGATCGCGGCCAACCCCACGACTGGCTCGTCGCCAAACGTGCGGACGATGATCTGGCCCCCGCCCCCTGCGCCGTAGCCCAAGGTGTCCCCGTTGTCGAGCGCGGAGTAGAACACGCTGTCTGGAAAGCTACTGTTCCCCGCGCCCCACAGTCGCTGGTTGTAGACCGCGATCTCCGTCACGGCGACGGTGTTGGTGAGATTCGTGGACAGGGTGGTGCCGTCCCACTTGTTCAGCAAGCCGCCGTCCGCGATGTACACGACATCCGCGCCTGCCGTATCCCGGAACTGCGCGAAGCTCGGCGTTCCGGTGGTGGCCAGTGTCCCCGTTGGGGATGCCCACGTTAACGGGAACGTGCCGTAGGTGGCCGTGCGAAGCGCCCCATTGCAGATAGCCAAGACCTGCGGGGTGCCACTGTCGCGGGTCCATGTGTACCCGTTCAGCACGGGGGCGGCTGCCAGCGCGGACATGCTCGTCCGCTGGGTGCCCCCACGCTTCGTCACCGCCCCGTAGTCGGTCAGTCGCCCGTTCACCGCACGGCGCATCTGATTCGGGGCGACCGTCGCGTCATCCGACACATCGTTCAGCCCCCCGTCAAACTTGGGCTGCTGATCGAAGAGACGGACCCCTCCGGGTTCTGCCGCCATTAGCCGCCGCTCCAGTCATACTTCTGGTCGGGGTACCCCATGCGCGTCGGGTTGATCGTGCGACGGCGCAGATCGTCCAGCATCGACTGGCGCTCTTCGTTGGCCAGCGCCCGGAAGTTGTTGGCCGCGCCGACTTCTGCGCCACCCTTGAGCAGCAACTTAGCCGCCGCGCTGGCCGTGATAATGCCCTGATTGTTGTCAGGGAAGGTGATCGCCACCGTATCAGAGGACAGGTCGTTCAGCGCCGTGGGCTTGTAGTTCACGGCAATGTACAGCGCCGTCCCCGTCGCGACGGGCAGGATCTGCACCGACTCCCCAACGAGATAGTACAGGCGCGGGTAGGTCGGCAGATAGTTCGTCGTGGTCGCGAGCGGGACGTACTGGAACTGCGTCTCGTCGTACAGGACGTTGCCGTCACTGACTGACAAGATGCGATAGAAGTTCCGCTGCGCGTCCCCGCTGCCCGTATTCAGTGCCGAGAACGGAATCTGTCCGTTCACATCGGTCGTCACGTTCAACTGCTGAAACGTGTAGTACGGGGCGGCGTTGAGAATGTTCGACCATTCCTCGTCATAGACTTGCGCGAGAATGGTCTTGATAAACGGATCTGTCCAGCGGGTGGACCCGACTGCATCCATGTATTCGCGGGTCTGTTCAATCAGGTCCGCTACGGTCACGCTGGGCATGACAACTCCTTACTTGGCCTTGGGAGGACGACCGCGACGCTTCGGGGTACCAGCAGGATTGGGGTTGTCCAGCACTTCCGCAATCGCTGCGTCCACTGCCTGCGCGATTGGGGTCGTCTCGTTAAACGCGATGACGCGGTCTGTCAGCGCTTGAATATCGGCTTTGGGATACTGCCGGATCGCTTTGGCCAGATACGCCGGGGCTTCATCCATGCCACACGCCATCGGCAAATAGCCAATGATGTCGATGCTGCGATTCGGGTCGAGTTCCTGCGACTGCACCATGCCCCAGCGCGGATCGTGTTCGTCCCAACGCATCGTGATGGCCCAGTGCTGATCGGCCCCATCGACGTATTTGAGGGATAGGCGGGGATGCACCGCCGTGAGCCGCCGCTGGATCTCCGACGACGGCTCCGGGGTGCCCCGGTGATTCAAGACCACCGGCGATGGCATTACGCCTGCACCAGCAGTTCGACGTTGACGTACAGGTCGACCGCTGCCGTCGTCACGGTGTTGTTCGTCGTGACCACAAAGCGTACGGTGTCCCCGATGTCCAGCGTCTTCTGGGCGTCCGTCAGCGTGGTGAGCAGGGCGACCGCCGTGCCTTCGTCGGCCACCAGCGCCTCCAGATCGACGTTGCCCGTCAGGGCCACCGCCGCATTCGCCGAC